CAAGGAGGGCACCGGCCTGCCCAAGGGCGCCGAGATCTTCAGCTCGAAGAAGGAGGCGGGCAAATGAGCGACGTGCTGCGCCTCATCTCCAAGGCCGTGAAGCCGCTGCGCGACCGCGTGATGCTGATGGTCGCCCGCGGCGTGGTGCGGGCCGTCAACGATGCCGGCGGCCTGCAGCTGCTGCAGCTGGATTTGCTGGCCGACGAGCTGCGCGACAAGGTCGAGCGGATCCAGAATTACGGCCTGACCTCGCACCCCCATCCCGGCGCCGTGGCGGCGGTTGTGTTCGTCGGCGGCAATCGGGACCACGGCCTGGCCATCGCCGTCGACGATCGGCGCTACCGCCTGGTCGGCCTGGCCGAGGGCGAGGTGGCGCTCTACGACGATCTGGGCCAGGTGGTCCACCTGAAGCGCAAAGGGATTTCGGTCCACACCTCGCTCAACGTCCTGGTCAGCGCCGGCCAGGTGCTGCGGCTGGAAGGCGACGGGGTGGAGATCCACGGCCGCACCTACGTCCAGACCGACGTCCACGGCAAGGGCAGCCGCGAGACCTGGACCGGCGGAACCGCCTACCACACCGACACCTTCACCGTGGCCCACACCGCCAGCTCGGCCGAGCAGGGCCTGGCGCAGCCGGCCGTTCCGAGCGACCACCCGGAGGCAGGCTGATGCTCCGCTGGACGCCTTTCATACTTCTGGCCCTCATCGCCGTTCTCGACCGCTCTTGCACCTACGACGAGGGCTATCAAGCGGGTGTGTATGTGCGCACCGCCGTGATGGGGGGCCACTGATGGACGTGGCGTTGTTCTTCAACGGGGAGACCTACACCGGCGACGTGCTGGTGGTGGCCGGGGCGTTGGGCACCGACGACAGCCTGGAGACCGCCGTCTTCCTGTCCCTCTTCAGCGACCGCCGCGCCGACGCGGGCGACGAGCTGCCGCCGGGCGAGACCTGGCGCCGGGGCTATGCCTTGGAAGGGGTGGGTGGCGTCGAGGGCGACCGCTTCGGTTCCAAGTTCTGGCTGCGCCGGCGCCTGAAGCAAACCGAGGAGACCCGGCTGCTGATCGAGCAGGACGCCCGCGACGCCCTGGCCTGGCTGATCGAGGACGCCGTCGCCAAGGAAGTCCAGGTCGAGGCGTCCTGGGTGCGCATGGAGGCCCTGGGCCTGGTCGTGCGGGTGGTTCGCCCCGACGGCCGCAAGGAGACCCATCGCTGGCAGATCCCCTGGAACGCCCAAGCCGAGAAGAGGTCGTAAATGCCCTTTGAACGCCCCACCTTGGCCCAGCTGGTCGATCGCACCCAGGCCGACATCGAGGCCCGCCTGCCCGGGGCCGACAGCCGCCTGCGCCGCTCGGTCCTGGGCGTGCTGGCCCGCGTCTTCGCCGGGGTGGCGCACCTGCTGTACGGCTTCCTCGATTGGGCCTGGAAGCAGATGTTCGTTACCCTGGCCGAAGGCGCGATCCTGCGCAGCCTGCATGCCTCGAAATGGGGCATCCCGGCCCTGGCGGCCACCTATGCCGGCGGCAACGTCACCTTCACCGGCGTCAACGGCTCGGTCATCCCCTCGGGCACCCTGCTGCAGCGCTCGGACGCCCGCCAGTACCGCACCACTTCCGAGGCCACCATCGCCGCCGGCGCCGCCACCGTCGCGGTCGAGGCGGTGGTCGCCGGCAAGGACGGCAACGCGGCGGCCGGATCCACCCTGACCCTGGTCTCGCCGGTGGCCGGCGTCCAGGCGGCCGCCACGGTGGCGGTCGCCGGCCTGGTCGGCGGCGAGGACGAGGAAACCGACGACGCGCTGCGCGCCCGCATCCTGGAGCGCATCCAGGATCCGCCCCATGGGGGTTCCAAGGCCGACTACCGGCGCTGGGCCAAACAGGTGGCCGGGGTCACCCGCGCCTGGATCGAGATCGTCGAGGACGTGCCCGGCCACAAGCGGGTGATCGTCCGCTTCGTCATGGACGGCAAGGCCGACACCATCATCCCCACCACCGAGGAGGTGGCTATCGTCCAGGCGTGGATCGACGGCGAGGACGTGCGCCCGGTCACCGCCGAGGTCACCGTGGCGGCGCCGGTGGCGGTGCCCCTGGCCATCACCATCCAGGGCCTCAACCCCGCCACCCAGGCGGTCAAGGATGCCATCGAGGCCGAGATCCGCGACCTGATCTCCCGCGAGGCCGAGCCGGGCGCCACCATCCTGCTGTCGCACATCCGCGAGGCCATCAGTATCGCCGCCGGCGAGGCCGACCACGTCCTGGTCGCCCCGGTCGCCGACGTCACCCACGCGGCGCACGAGATCGCCGTGTTCGATCCGATCACCTGGGCCTGATGGAGGAGCGGAGAATGCGCCTGACCTCAGACGACTACCTGGCCCAGCAGCAGCAGCTTCTTCCCGCCGGCGACGCCTGGCCGCGGGACAAGGACGCGACCTTGACCAAGCTGCTGCGCGCCTTCGCTGATGGCTGGGCGGCCATCCACCAGCGCGTCCTCGACCTGCTGCGCGAGCGCGATCCCCGCACTGCCGCCGAGCTGCTGGCGGACTGGGAGACCGAGTGCGGATTGCCCGATCCCTGCACCGGCCAGTCGGAAAGCACCGACGAGCGCCGCGCCCGCGTCCATGCCCGCCTGACCGCCCGCGGCGGCCAGTCCCGCGGCTACTTCAAGCGGCTGGCCCAGGCCCTGGGCTACGACGTGACCATCGAGGAGTTCCGGGTGCTGACCTGCGAGGACCCCAGCGATGGCGGCCTCAACCCGTTCCCCTGGCCGCGCGCCTGGGTGGTCCATGCCGGCGCCCAACTGGTGCGCGAGCTGGCCTGCGACGGCACCTGTGCCGAGCCGCTGCGCACCTGGGGCGACCAGGCGCTGGAATGCACCATCCGCCGCTACGCCCCCGCCCACACCACCGTCCACTTCGCCTACGGAGACTGACCGTGCATCGCATCGATACCGCCACCAAGGCCGTCGACCTGTTCGGAGCCGGCAAGCACGGCTTCAAGGCCGGCGATCCCTCTATCCCCACGCCGGCCACCCACATGAGCCCGGATTGGTGCAACGACCTGCAGGAGAACGTCGTCCGCGTCATCGAGGACCTGGGCATCGCCCTTGTGAAGGGCGATGGCACTCAGCTGAAGGCTGCCATCGCGCAGATGATCACCAACGCCGCCTTCGGCATCCCGCCGCTGCCCGACCACGTCGGCGCCGCCGCCGACGGCGACGAGCTGGCCATTGTGGTGGGTGGGGTCCACAAGCGGATCTCGGTGGCCGAGCTGTTCACCAGCCGGGGCGGGATCGACCAATACGCCCGCGACGGCCTGACCGAGGTGGCGTGGCAGCTGGCCATCGACAAGGCGACCCCGGCGGGCCTGTTCGCGTCCACCGGCCGGCTCAACGTGTTTGCCAGCGACAACCTGGTCCTCAAGACGGGGGCGACCTACAACGGGGCGGCCAAGACCTACGGCAATCCCGGCACGGTCACCACCGCGAGTGAGGCGGCGAAATGGACCGGCCGCACCGGCGGCTTCACGTTCAGCGGGTCCAGCATCACCTCCACGGCCGACAACGACCAGATCCGGATCGTTGACGAGTTGTCCGGCGATTTCGAGGTGTCCTGGACCTGGTATGGCGGCGGGAACAGCGGCGCCGGCTGCTCGGCGTCTCTCCGCCCGGTTGCCGATGATGCGGCCTTTAACCAGGATAGCCGCGCCGGCGGCAACAATTACTGGGAGGTCAATCGTACCGCGTCATCGACGGTGCTTTACAACGGCACCACGACGGCAACCATCGGCGAGGTCATCGGGCACGCCTGCAAATTCCGACGCACCGGATCGACCATTGAGTTCCTGATCGACGGCGTTGTGCAGCATACGTTTTCTCAGACCTATGCGACCAACATGCGGTTCACCGTGGGTATCGGCAACGCCGGCGCCGGGCTGGACTTTCGGTTCATCTCGTGGACCATCCCGGGTAGCGCGGTAGCCATGACCCTGCGCGACACCGCCCTGGTGGTCCCGTCGGCGCCGCTCGACGGCCGGTTTCTGTTCCTGCACAAGTTCGGCGGTGGCGGCACCCTGGGCACCGACATTACCGCCCACATGTCCCGCGATAACGCGGCCAACTTCGCCGTCGGATCGCTGACCCTGCTGCACCCCTGGGCCTATGACGCGTCGTGGAACGTGGTCGCCGCCGATTTCGACCTCTCCGCCCTGCCGACCGGTGTTGACGTGGTGCCCGAGCTGCGCACCGCCGCCGTCGAGCAGTACGTCCGCGCCTTCCACTACAACGCCGAGTGAGGACCGACGCCATGAGCGACACCCCGCGACCCTATCGCCTCGCCCGCCGCGAGGATTACGTCAAGCGCCAGGCCATGCAGCTTGACGCCCTGTGCAGCATGATCGGTGCCGCCGTCGCTGCCGGCGTGCTGACCGCCACGCCCGAATGGGATCGCTGGCAGGCCGAGGCCGCCGCCATCAAGGCCGCCCATCCCAAGCCCGAGGAGGTCTGACCATGTGGTGGCTTCTCCTTGTGCCAGCCGGCGGCCTGGTCAACCGCATGCGCGGCGGCCTGTTCGGCGACCTGATCCGCAAGGTTTATCCCGGCTATGGGGTCCAAACCGCCCGCGCCCTGTTCGGCCTGGCGACGGCCGGTTTCGCCGTCCTGCTGGCCCCCGAGCTGGCCAGCTCGGCCATGCTGGCTTTCAAGGGGCTCAAGCCGCTCTACGGCGTCACCGACGAGCGCTCGGTTTTCATCCTGGGCTACGTGGTCGGCCCCGCCATCGTCATGCCCCTGTGGCTGTGGCTGGGGGCGGCCATTCACCTCGGCCTGGTGATGGGCTGGTTCAAGGCGGCCGACATCGGCCGCGACCGCGACCGCTCCCGCCTGGTCGAGGGCGCCATCATGACCGGACGGGGCCTGCTGATGACCGCGCCGGCCGGCGCCCTGCTATGGGGCCTGGGCTATGGGCCGTGGTTCCTGGCCGCCGGCGCCGCCCTCGGCCTGCTCTACGAGCTGGGCCACCGCACCCCGGTCAACCTGCCCAACCTGCACCAGGGCATGGAGATCAGCGAGGTTTACACTGGCGTCTGGCTGTGGCTGGCGCTGGGCCTGGTGCTGCTATGACCAATTCCCCCGCCAGCACTGTACGGCGGGGGCCGGGGTGTTCCAGCACCCCGAGCCGCGGGA